TCATGTCTCAAACAATCACGTTCGGAGAACTCACTTTTGAGTTCTCGAGGACTGTACCATTGGTCGGAGGGGTGAAGGACAATCGCCCAACTGACTACCCGACCGATGTGCGATACACCAACATTAACCCCACTGTGAACATCACGCGGGCAACCGAGCCTCCACGCACCTTCAATCCGATTAAGGGTGCATGTGTGGAGGGTGTCCCTATCCAGGTAGTTGCACAGAGTGAGGGCGCCACGCTCCAGGCCGTAAAGAAACGTTGCGACCACAAACCCCAAGCAGATGTAGGTGACCTTTTTTTGAAGGGTCACCACCAGCTCATGGATCGTATCCATGAGCGTGAACTCATACGTCTTGACTCGGGCGCTGTGAATGCTTATCTCGACGAGATGAGTGGTCAAAAGCGGGAGCGGCTTCAGGCGTGCCTTGACTCTATGGACTTCACACTACCTGGGTATACGGACAAGACCGTTTTTGCTAAGTCAGAGGTTCTAGTCAAAGCCGATGGAGGCCAGCCACGTGTCGTCTACCAGGGGGGCGACATGTACAATCTTGTAATGGGCTCCGTTGTATACTATCTGTCTCGTCGTATTGCCGAAGAGCTCAACCGCAGTAACCCCAAAAACAAAGGGAATGAAGTCATATACTGCGTAGGGATGACGGCTGACGAGATTGCCGATATAGTACATCACACATCGGGCAATGTCTTCGAGAACGATTTCAAGAACAACGACGGTACTCAGCCCGCCGGTGTCAGGAAATGGGAGGCCATGTTTTATTACAAACTTGGCGCACCAAAGTGGTTTGTCAGGGAGTTTGCTCATAACACTAGCGTCAGGGTTTTCACGCGTTACGGTGTTAAGGGGCGAGTGAAGGGTCAACGTTGGAGTGGTGAGGTCACTACCACCACTGGTAACGGGTATGTCAACGCATGTACTTCACTCGCAGCGCTTGAGCTGGCTGGCATAACTGAGAGTACCACTTTGGTATATGGGGATGATGGACTTACGTACACCTCTCAAGACAGAAAGGACTTGAAGATGTCCTTTGAAGAGGTGGCACAAGGCTCGGGCATGCAATCAGAAGGAAAGGTTGTTGATGTTCGCGAGAGGGCGACGTTTTTGCGCAAGCGATTCGTGCCGAGCTTTACACGTACCTTCCCCGTTCCGTCATTTGGCCGTGTTGTGTCCAAGTTGCCTGTCCGGGCCAATAATAACCGGGCAGTAACGGACGAATCATATATGGCTGGCAAGTTGCTGTCAGCTGCGTATGAACACAGACACGTTGCTAGTGTACGAGAACTCCTGCTTCATACAGCGGAACAAATGTCGGACAAACCTTTCCTTGACTTTAGGAATCAGGCTTGTGCGTATAAATTCACTGCAGAGGAGCTCAAAACTCTTACTCTCAATGCGAACACAATTGACCCGGACTGCTTCCACTCGTTCCTGCGAAAGGTTTACGACGTCAACGAGGAACAGTTAGTAGAGTGTTACACTTCGGTGTGTGACGGCATCCTTGGTTTCCAGAGGGTGAACTCAAAACGCGGTCCGCAGCAAAGCAAGCATCCCACTCTTGCGCCAAAGATACCTCGTGCACTCTGGGATACAGCATTTGAGAATATAGTGACAGTCGATGTCTCACTGTAGTGTTGTTGAGTACAGTCCATGGGGGTTTTCGGTTGTTTCCTCCATGTAAAAATAAATAAACCGCATCAACCGTCAAGTGATAAAAAAAAA